GGCTGGCGGATCGCGACCAGGGACTGACCCAGCTCGCCCCGGAGCCAAAGGAACGCTTGAAAAACGTCCCCACCTGGGTCGCCCCCTTGCTCCAGCTCTGGCAGCGCCCGCAAAAGCCCGCCCTAAAATGGGCGCTCAGGCAATTGGCAATACCGGGCGTCTTGCCGGCGGGCACCGAGTTGCCCAGCTACAACGCTGTTCGTCGCTTCCTCAAGAAAGTAGACGCGGTGGATCGCGAGCGGGGGCGGATGGGCCCACGCGAATTGAAGAACATCCGCCCCTACCGGCAACGCGACGCTTCCGGCCTGTGGCCCGCCGAAATCTACTCGATGGACGGCCACACCTTCGACGCCGAAGTCGCTCATCCTTTCCATGGCCGCCCCTTCCGCCCGGAAATCACCACGGCCATCGACATCGCCACCCGCAAGCTGGTCGGCTGGTCGGTGACGCTGGCGGAATCCAGCCTGGCTGTGCTGGACGCTCTCCGTCACAGCGTCGAAGGTTGCGGCATCCCCGCAATTCTGTACGTCGATAACGGGTCCGGGTACGTCAACATTCTCATGGAAGACCCCTTGACCGGGTTCATGGCCCGGCTTGGCATCACCAAACAGCATTCCCTGCCCTACAACTCGCAAGCGCGCGGCGTCATTGAACGGCTGCATCGCACGGTTTGGGTGCGGCTGGCTAAGGAGTTTTCGACCTACATGGGCGCGGATATGGACCGGGAAGCACGCCAGCGGGTGCATAAGCTCACCCGCAAGGACATCCAGGCCGTGGGAACGAGTCGCATCCTGCCCTCCTGGCCCGAATTTCTGGCGCGTTGCGAAGTGGCGGTCGCCGATTACAACAACCGGTCGCACTCCAGCTTGCCGAAGATCACCGACGCCGAAACCGGCAAGGTCCGGCACCAGACGCCCAACGAAAGCTGGGCCGAACTGGTGGCCGCCCACCCTGGCTGCATCGTCGCCATCGCGCCCGATGAAGTCGCGGACTTGTTCCGCCCCTACCGGACCGGCAAGGTCATCCGAGGGAACGTCCGAATCTTCGGCAATCTCTACTTCAGCGAAGACCTCAAGGGCTTCCACGGTGACACCGTCTGCGTCGGCTACGACCTGCACGACCCCAGCCGGGTCTGGGTTCGGGACCGCAACCAACGGCTGATCGCCGTCGCCCAACTGGAGGGCAACAAGAGCGGCTACATGCCCACCTCTGCCCTGGAGCACGCCCACCAGACCCGGGCGAAAGGTCGCAAGGCCCGGCTGGAGCGGCGGATGGATGAAGTGCATCTGGAGTTGCAGGGCAGCCGCCCGGTGATCGAAGGACGCGACGCCACCCCCGAAGAAAAACGCATCGCCGCCGAAGAGCTGGCCCGCATCGCGGCGGAAAACGCCCCACCGCCGCCCCCGGCCGACCCGGATGCGCGGCCCGCCCTGTTTTATACCGACTTGGAGCTGTGGAGTTGGGTCCAGGATCACCCGGACCGCGCCACGGCGCAAGACCGCGCTTTCCTTGATGAGTGCTTGCAAGACCCCGGTTTTCGAATGCTCACCGAGATCGAAGCGCAAAAAAAAAGCCGCGTGAGTAGCGCGGCCTGAAACAAACTCAAGAAACTTGAGGAACAGTATACATGAAGAATGTTTTTGCTGTCACGAGCAACGCGCAACGATTTATGGGCGCTTTAACCGCGCTCCATCATCGGGGCGCGTCGGAGGCCAGTTGGGTCTTGCTCACCGGCTTGCCCGGCCTGGGCAAAACCGAACTGGTCGAATGGTGGGCCCTGACCCAAGACGCCGTCTATCTCCGAGCCAAGGCCGCCTGGACGCCGCGCGCCGCGCAAATCGAACTGGCGGAAAAGCTGGGCATCGCGCCCAGTCGCAGCAACGCCGAACTGTTCGGCCAAATTCTCGGCTCGCTGGGCCGCAACCCCACCCCCATCGTCATCGACGAAATCGAGCATTGCTTGCGCGATGCTAAGGTGTTGGAGGTCTTCCGCGACCTCTCCGACCTGCTGGAAATCCCCATCGTCATCGTCGGCATGGATGCGGTGCGCACGCAAATCCAGCGCCACGAACAAATCTCCAGCCGCATTCACCAAGTGGTGGACTTCCTGCCCGCCACCCCGGCGGACGTGCGGATCATGGCCGAAACTCTGGTCGAGTTACCCCTGCAATGGCACGACGACCTGATCGAGAAGATTTGCACCGAAAGCGATGGCCGGTATCGGCTGATTATGGACGCCCTGGCGGCCATCGAGCGGGTCGCCAAACGCAGCGGGGCGCAAACGGTCTGCGCGGCAGACTTTAAAGACCGCCTCACCCACGACTGGCGCGTGCGCGTCGGCCGCCACAAAACCGCCAAGCCCGAAAAGCCTGCCAAGCCCGCCACCGCCGCCCAGGGAGAGTCGTCATGATGAATTACAAACAACGCCGCGAACTCCAAGTCGCGCTTATGAGCAACATGGTTGGCGCCTGTTTCAGTGGAATGCGCACTGCGCTGGAGCGCCCCGATGAAGTGCAGGAAAGGCTGTACGAAGGCCGAGAAATGCTCATGAATGACCTGATTCGGAAATTCATGCCCGATGTCAATCGGGTGCTGGATCAGTTCGACGCATTGGAGGCCACGCGATGACCCCGGAACAACGCAACGCCGCGAAAAAACTGCTGCTCAATCGTTTGATTAGCATGGCAATAGCCAGTGTGCGCACCGCTATGGACTATCCAGGAATGCACGAAGTAATCAAAGCGGACGAATCCGCAATGCGCTTGATGCTCGCCGATACGCTATCGCCCTTCGCCGATGACCTGCTGGGTGAGCTCCAGGAGCTGGGGGTGATGCGATGACCTGGCTCGCCCATCACGTCTTGGCCGAATGCGCCCAAGCGCCGCAGCGGCTGTTCGCGCTGAGCGAACTGGCGGCGCGCATCGAACGCCCCACTAAAAACGTTGGCATGGCCTGTGCCGCCTTGTGCCGCCGCGAACTGCTGGAGAACCCGGAGTATGGCCGCTATCGCATCCTGCCCAGTGGCCTGATGCTGGTGGAATCCGGCAAAGCATTGCGGTCGGGCCCGGCCCAGGGCCGCGCCGCGCGCATCAGCCCCCGGACTCTCCGGCATCGGGTTTGGAAAGCCCTGGGCCAGCGGCGCAAAGCCACGTTGCGCGATCTGTTGCGGCTGGCCGCCACCGGCGTGGAAGTCGCGGCGGAAAACAACGTCCGCCGCTATCTGCGAGCACTGGAAAAAGCCGGCTATCTCCAGCGCGTCAAGCGACGGCAACCGGGCGCCCATCCCACCAGCAACGGCTATCTGCAATGGGTCGTGCTGCGCTGGACCGGCCCGCGCGCGCCTAGCCACGACAGCAGCCGCAACACGCTGTACGACCCCAACCTGTCGGTCACGCAACGCCTGGCCATCGAGGAGGCCGCCCATGACTGAACTTGCCACCGACCCCCGCAGCGACTGGCTAGAACTGCTGCGCATGGCGGCCGCCCGCGAAACCATCGCCGGTGCCGCCGAACGGATCGGGCTGTCGCGGGCCACCGTCAGCCTGGTGCTAGCGGGCAAGTATCCCGCTAAGTCCCTGGACAACGTCGAACGCAAAGTGCGCGCAGCGCTTGATCAATGGCCCTGCCCCTATCTGAACCGCGAGATCAGCGCGCCAGACTGCCACACCTACTGGAACCGGCCCACGCCGCGTTCCAGCTCACGGGAAATCAAGCACTGGCAAGCCTGCCAGCACTGCGTGCATTCGGGAGGTCATCATGACGCACCCTAAACCCGCGCTGCCGGTCACCGTGGCGCTGCAATACCTGGGCGCGCTGTGCGAAGCGCTCGATGTGATGTTCGAGCGGATCGAAGCCCTCTTGAGCGAAGGCGAGGCGTGCGGCAATGCCGTGCTGGTCCAGCACGAGGAGTTGTTCGCGCTGGAGGACGCCTATGACCTGGTCCTGGACAAGATGCTGCAATGCACGGGGAAGATCGAAACAGCGATGAATGCTGCCGCCAATGCCCCGCTGAACGACGCCGATTTACCCTTCGGCAACGACATCATCGCCCCGCCCCGCGACCCCGACCCCCTCACGGTGTTGGGTACGGTCCGCGCCGCCCTGAAGGTCGATGCCTATCGCGGCAATGGCGATCTGCACTGGCAAGACATCGAAGTGCGGGTCGATGAACCGCTGAGCGTCGAAATTGGCGGCTATGTCCTGCTCCGCAAGGAAGTGGAAAAGCTGGGGCACTGCCTGGACTTGGCCTTGCGCAGCTTGGCCCTGCCGGAGCGGTGCAGCTGATGTTGCCCGGCGTCTGTCCCGGCTGCGGCTTGCGCGCCGATTTGGACGTGTTCAGCGCCCAGGCCGACGTAAACAAAGCCCTAGCCTCCGCGCTGGAGTTTCCAGCGCCGCTGGGCGGGCGCGTGCTGGCCTACCTGCGGCTGTTTTCACCGCCCAGCAAGACGCTTGCGCTGGGCAAGGCCACCCGGTTGCTGACCGAGTTGGTCGAAACGGTGAAAGCCGCCCAGGTGCGGCGGCATGGCATCGATTACGCCGCGCCGCTGGCACTATGGGAAGCGGCCTTGGACGCGATCCTGGCCAGCCCGCCGGAAAGCCTGCCACTGGCCAATCATGGCTACCTGTTTCAAATCGCTTGGAATCTAGCCGATAAGGCCGCTACTCGTGCTGAACGGGTCGCGGAAAAACGGTCGCAGCAGGGAACCGCTTTCACCGCATCGGCGCCCCTGCCGGAAACGGCACCGCCTGAACGGGCAGAGCGGGTTCCCCCGCCGCCCGAATTCAAGGCACTGCTGGCCCAACTCAAAGGGCAGCATTCCCTACCCCAACCTAACGGAAATGACAATGCTCTCTAACTTTCTATCAAGAAAAGCCGAAGCCGAGGCCAAAGCCGATCCGAAGCTGCCTATCGGCCTTCTGGAATACAACGGCCAAGCCATTCACGCCAGCCCGAAACTGGTCGAGCTGGCCATGAACGGCTGGGATTTGAAACTGCGGATCGAGGCGCTACAAGCGCAGCTCAAGGGCATCAACGAGGAGCTGCAAGAGACCACCGGCGCGGGCGCGAAGCTGTGGATAGAAAGCATCTGCACGGTCAATGTGACCGGCCGGCAGATCATCACCCTGACCAATGTGGAGTTGGCCAAACAGGTATTGGGCGGGCGCTTCACGGATCTGGTCAACGAGCACACGGAGTACACACTGACTGACAAGCTGAAGGAACTAGTGCTGGATGCGGACCACCCGCTGAGCGAAAGCCTACGGAGCTGCATCCAGATTAAGGATAGCGTCTCGGTCACTTTCCGCGCCGCCGCCAAGGCTGCTTAACCCACCCTCTGGCGGGGCGCGGTGCGCCTCGCCAATGCAGGAGAATGAATCATGGTTCTACTCTCGCTCATCGCCCCGCCCCTAGCGCCGCTGCCGGTCTATCCACCCGGCCCGCCCGAACCGGTCTTGGTCTGTTGTCACTGCAAACGGCGGGTGACGGAGCATCGCTTCGAATGCGATAGCCACTCGATCAGCAGTTTTCACTGCCGCCAGTGCGGCGATGCGCTGGCGATTCCCAGCGCGGTGGTCAACCGGAGCGACGCCGATGACTGATGCCAGCCTAGAGCCATCATCGCCGAAGGCGATGATACTCGACCGAATCCGCCGCATGGCCGACTGCCTTCAGCGGCACGGGGCCGCGTCCAGAAAGACGATGATCGATGAGGGGGGCTGCCTGAGCCATCAGGCCGAATATGCCTTGCGATTGATGCGCAGCGCCCAACTCATCCATAAGATCGGCCCGGATCATCATCCCCTCTGGAAGTTAAGCAGGCCCATTAGTGAGTGTGACCTGGAGGCCATCTATCAGCCCACGCTTCGCGCAAAGGCACGGCAAGGCGAATTGAATGCGGAAACACAGCGGCTCCTGGAAACGCTTCGCTCTGAAAACCTGTGCTCCAAGAAAGACCTCATGGGTTTGCTGGGCGTTGCCGAGCATACGATCACTCGCCAGCTATCGTTGCTAAAAGTGGCCGGATTGGTGGGGTATGTGTGCGCCCGAAATGGGGCGAAACATTGGTATGCCATTTCTCCAGAGATGGAAAGCGAGGCGATCGTGCCGCCGGATGGCAAGCCGATCCCGCTCGATTCGGAGCACCTGGCCTGGATGAGGCAATGGCGTGAGTTTGGCGCGCGGCGGCTCGCCCAGCAGCAGCGGGCTATCGCCCATGGCTAACCCCAAGATCACGGCCACGCGCCGCGCCAATCTGGCGAAAATCCACATCGCCAAGCAGCAGTTATGTCTGGAGGATGACGATTATCGGGCGATTGTGAAACGCATCTGCGGCGTTGAGAGCGCCGCCGATGCGGATATCGTGAGTCATGTGCAACTGCTCAAGGAGTTTCGGCGGCTGGGGTGGAAGCCCAAACCGCCGAAGGCTGCCCCGGCGCCCGGCATCAAGGAACCCCAGTTGCGGCGCATCCGCTGGCTGTGGCTCCGCCTAGTTGAAGCGGGCGCGGTGCGAAGTATAGAACTCTCCGCGTTGGTCGGCTACGTCAAACGCCTAACCCGGGTGGATCGGTTGGAATGGCTGACCGCCGCGCAAGCGCATCGGGTCATCGGCAGCTTGCAACAATGGGCCCAGCGCACGGGCGCGCTGGATGAACAGAATATTAGCAAACACTAATATAGCCGCTATGCAGCTCGAATTCGCCCACGACGCCCTGTTCGACCGCCCGGAAGCCCCGCCCGTTAACCCGCTGTTAACGGGGTTGAGCGCTGGCATACAGGAGTTGCTGGATGGGCTGGGCTACGAGGGCGTGATTCGGTTGCTGGACGCTTACGCGGGCGAATGGATTTATGTGCCGCGCGAAGTGGGGCCGGGTCATGCGCTCGCCCAGGCGCTGGGGCTGGACACCGCCCAGGCGCTGTGCCGGACGGTAGGCTCTAGCGGTGGGTTCCGCGTGCCGAGCGGCCATGACTTGCGCCGCCGGCTCCGTGATCAGGAAATCCGGGCGTTGCGGGCGCAAGGGCTATCGCTGCGTCAGCTCGTGCGGCGGTTCAAGCTGTCGGAATGCCGGATTTGCGCGGTGCTGGCGCAAGGGAAGGCGGATTGATTTTGCCGGATGCCGGGTATACGCTTGTCGATGGAGCGTCAGAAACTCCTCGTCAAGCGGTACCCGCACCCGACAGACCTGCGGTTTTTTTGTGCCCCCCGATCAAGGGTCGGGAGGGGGCGTGAATATCCAAATAGCGCCCGCCGTCTTGACGCGGTTCTGAACCTCCCGGCCGCCCTTACGCCAAGGGCATTTCAGAGTCGTCAAGAGGTATTGCCATGTCCAATTTGATCCCCTTCAGTTTTGAATCGAAATCCATCCGCGTCCTGAATCTGGACGGCGCTCCCTGGTTCGTCGCCAAGGATGTGGCCGAAGCATTGGAATATTCTTGGAAAGGCAAAGGCACCATCGGCCATATCCCGCCAGAATGGAGGGGGGTCTGTTCCGTCCAGACCCCCTCCGGTATTCAGGAGATGGCTACTTTGTCCGAACCTGGCCTGTACTTCTTCGTCAACCGCAGCGACAAGCCCAAGGCGTTGCCGTTTCAGAAATGGGTGGCGGGCGACGTGCTGCCCTCGATTCGCCAGACCGGCAGCTACGGGATGCTCCCGATTCAACCGCCCGCCCCCGAAACCGTCACCCTGACCAAGGACGAATACATCGACCTCCTGAAGACGCAAGTCGCTCACCTGCAAACGACGCAAGCCCCCAAGCGCACGCGCCGCAATCTGAGTGCCGCCGACAAAGCCTGCATCGACCGCCTGCGCGCCCAAGGATTCAAACCGACGGCCATTGGCCACCATATTGGCCGCCCCGAAAGCAGCGTGCGCACTTACCTTCGGCAAGCGCATCTAGCCCAGGAGGACTGACNNATGCGCCTCCAGGTCGATCTCACTGGCTCCAGCGACGCCCGCGACGAACTGGAGTATTTGCAAGATGCCCGGCAAGCGGTGCATGATTTGCTCTTGCCCGATGGCGATTTGGACCGCGCCGCCCGCGAACGACTCTGCATCTTGCTGACCGTGCTCGCCACGCTAGAGCGCGCCGCGCAAACCGCCTCGCAACCCGCCCCACCGGACGACTCAATCCCCTCCCTCACGCAACGGAGCTAAAGCCCTCCGTTGCTTTCCGCATCATGGCGCTCAATGACACTTGAGCGCCCTGTTATGCCACTCACTCGCACCGCCTCTATCAACGCCCTGGCCTTGCTGCACGAATTCGAGCAAGGACCGAACGGCGGATTTTCGCCGGTTCCCTACCGCGATAGCGCCGGCATTCTCACGATTGGCTGGGGCCATCGAATCCAGCCGAGCGAGCATTTCGATCAGCCGCTCACCGCCGCCCAGGCCGATCAACTCCTGCATCAAGACCTGAAAGCCGCCGAAGCCGCCGTCAACAAACTGGTCAGCGTACCGATTACCCAAAGCATCTTCGACGCGCTGGTCTGCTTTGTCTTCAATGTGGGCGCGGCCAATTTCTCCGGCAGCACCTTACTGTTTGAGCTGAATCAACGGCGCTATGCCGTAGCGGCCAACGAACTCTTGCGCTGGAACAAAGCGTACAACCCCAAAACCCGCAAAAAGGAACCGCTCGCTGGGCTTATCCGTCGCCGCGAAGCGGAACGCCAACTGTATCTCGCGGAGGGCTTCTCATGAACGGCGCAGAATTCATCCGCAAAATCGCCGGACTGCTGGATGACCGCCTCACGGTCACGGCCCTCGGCCTCGCCGTCGGGCGGTTCGGCTTGCCCACCGAGCAATGGGGGCATGTGGCGGATGCCATCGTCGTGGTGGCCACCGCCGTGCTCGCCCTCGTGCCCGACCCAAAGCTCAAGAAGGCCAAAGCTCATGAGAATCTGCCGCCCATCGATTTGGTGGCTCGTGCCGAGCGGACTTCTGGCGCTGACGGCGTGCAGCAGCCTGACGTGCTTCCCCACGATCCGTCCCGACCCAGTGGCGATACGCGCCCAACGGTGGGATGGAGCGATCAATAATGTGGGCGTGGCCTGCCAAGCGCAATTCTAACCCTGAGCATTGCCGACATGCCTGAAGCCAACCCACTGGATCTCGAAGACGATTTGATCGATGACCGGATGCCAGGCGCGTGGAATCGATTGCGCGGCCTGGTTGTCTCCATTCGCCATGAGTTCGATTCGATCCGCCACGAATTCGACAAGCGTATCAGCATTGTCGAAGTACGGATGAGCGATCAGGACGACCGCCTGGAGCGCATCGAAGCCGATTTGCAAAGCACCCAGCTCCTCGCGCAAAAGGTGCTGGAAGTGCTGCACGTCCACATGGAGCAAGAGCATAAGGACCGCGTACAGCTATTGCGCTGGATTATTGCAACGCTGCTGTCGGTACTCGGCTTCGCCGGGCTGGCGCTTTTCGATCACTGGTTGCCCTGACATGCCGCGCGCTCGCCACCCCGATGCCTTGGACGGCGTGACCGGCTATGCGAAAAACATCCGCGACGAAGTGCGGGCGTTGTACGTGCATGGCCATCTCACCATTACCCAAATCTGCGAAAAGCTCAATCTGCCGACCCGGACTCTCCACCGCTACCGGGCCAAGGCTCGCGCGGAAGGGGACGACTGGGAGAATGCCCGCCTGTCGGCTCTCATTGCCGGCCAGGGCTATCAAGCGGCGGTATCGCAAGTCTTGGAAGGGCTGTTGCAGCAATCGCAGTCCGTGATGCAGGCGATTACTGTTGATGCCGCCATCGATAGCGAAAAGAAAATGACGATGCTGGCGCAATTGGCGTACAGCATGAATATGGCGCGCAAGGCCGCCGAAGGGCTAAACCCGAAGATCAGCAAATTAACCATCGCGTTAGAAGTCTTGAACCTGCTGACGCGCTACATCCGCGACGAACATCCCGAACATACCGCCGCTTTTCTGGACATTTTGCAGCCGTTCGGCACGGAGTTAAGGCGGCGTTATGCCTAGGCTATCGACCGCCGCTCTCGAATTTCAAGCGCAACTGGACGCGCTAGCCGACGATTTGCGGCGGCATATCGAAACCGATTGCAAAGCCTTCCCGCTGGACGCGGCAGCCACGGCGCAACGCCGCGCGCGGGTGATGACTGGCGCGGATGGCTTCCGGTTCTTCTGCCAGACCTACTTCCCCCACTACTGCGTCGCGGCCCCCGGCATCTTGCACGACTTCCTATTCGTGGCATTGCCGGCCCTAGTGGACGATCCGCGCGGGCGCAAGTTGGCCTTGGCCGCCCCGCGTGGCGAAGCCAAGAGCACCATTGCCACCCAGTTGTTTACGCTCTGGTGCGCGGTCACCGCCCGCAAGCCCTACATCGTCATCGTCATGGACGCCTTGGATCAGGCGTTGCCGATGCTGGAAGCGATCAAGGCGGAACTGGACAGCAACCCTCGCTTGCAGCAAGACTTCCCCGAAGCCTGCGGCCAAGGCCGGGTCTGGCAACAGCGCATTATCCTCACCGCCAACAACCTCAAGATCGAGGTGTTCGGTTCTGGCAAGCGAATGCGCGGCTTGCGGCATGGCCCGCATCGGCCCGGCCTGGTGCTGCTGGACGACCTGGAGAACGATGAGAACGTCCGCAGTCCGCAGCAACGCGACAAGCTGGAAAACTGGCTGAAAAAGACCGTGCTCAAGCTGGGCGCGGCGGATGACAGCCTGGACGTGGTCTACATCGGCACCTTGCTGCATTACGACTCGGTGCTGGCCCGCACCCTCAAGCGCCCGCTGTGGGAAAGCCACATCTTCCGCGCAGTGCTGGAATGGCCACACCGCATGGATCTGTGGGAGCAGTGGGAAGAACGGCTACTGAACGACGGCGAAGAAGCCGCCGATGCCTTTTATGCCGAACGCCGCGCCGCGATGGACGCGGGCGCCCGAGTGAGCTGGCCCGCGCAACGACCCCTGTTGGCCCTGATGAAGGTACGGGCTCGTGATGGTCACGCAGCCTTCGATTCCGAACTGCAAAACGATCCGCTCAACAGCGAGCACGCCCTGTTCGGCACGCTCAAGCTCTGGGTCGAGGAACCGCGCGGCGGCCTGTATTTCGGCGCGTGCGACCCTAGTTTGGGCAAGTCCGGCGCCAGTCGCGACCCCAGCGCGATCCTGGTCGGCAGTTTTAACCGCGCCACCGGCATCCTCGACGTGATCGAAGCGCGCATCGCCCGCCGCCTGCCCGACCAAATCATCGAAGACATCATCGCTCTACATACCCGCTATCACTGCTTACTGTGGGGTATCGAGGCGGTGCAGTTTCAGGAGTTTTTGCGCACGGAGCTGATCAAGCGCAGCGCCGCGCGCGGCCTGCCGGTCCCCGCCCGGCCCATCACCCCGCACGCCGACAAGCTGCTGCGGATCGAGAGCCTCCAGCCGCACTTCGCCAACGGCCTGATTCGGCTGCATCCCAGCCAAACCACCCTGCTGGAGCAGTTGCGGCATTTTCCCGCCGCCGATCACGATGATGGCCCGGATGCGCTGCACATGCTCTGGACGCTGGCCACCGGATCGGGCGCCTGGCTGGGGGGTATCCAAACCACCAGCCAGTTGCAAGGCGCTACGGTCGGCTGGGGCAGCGTGCCGGGCAGCAGCTCGGACTGGGCAGACTATTAATCCTCTTGCAAAAGGTGCTGTATGACAAAGCGAGTCCGAATTGAGAATGCCGACCTGTCCGATCACCGCATCGTGGTGGAAATCTGGGATGGGAATTCCCTTTTGAAGCTGGTCCGCATGGATTATCCAACGGATTTACGCGAGTTTAACGTCTTTGGCAATCAGTACCTGGTCATTCGGGAAGCCAAGTCGGCGGCGACGGAATCCCCGGATACCGCAGCGGCGGCATAAGCCGGCTGACCATCGATCATGGCTAAACGTCATCTCCCCTTGCGACCGGTTCGACGCGCGAAAACCGCCGATTTCGCGGCCGGGACCGCGCCCGTGCGACAGGAAATCGCCAGCACCGCCGATGGCCGCGATATCACCCGTGGCTATGTCCGGCCCGATCTGCGGCTATCGCCCCAGGACACGATCCTCAACACCGCGACCTACCGCAATCTGGCGGGCTATGACCTGTTCCAAGACCTACTGACGGACTGGACGGTGTTTTCGGCGCTGCAACAGCGGCGGCTGGCGATGGTGGCCGCCGAAACGGAAGTCATTCCGGGCGGCGACCGGCGGCCGGACAAGAATGCGGCGGCCTTCATCGAGCAGTTGCTCCGACACATCGATTGGGATGGCATCAGCGCGCGGATGCATTTCGGCATCTACTACGGCCTAGGCGTTGCCGAATGCCTGTGGACGACCGACGGTGCGCAAATCATCCCCGAAGCGATCAAGGTCCGCGACCGCCGCCGCTTTTGCTATGACGGCGCGATGCGCTTGCGGCTGATGACCGCCACGAATGCGCAGCCCGGCGAACTCTTGCCGGAGCGCAAGTTCTGGGCGTTTCAAACCGGCGCGGATCACGACGATGACCCCTACGGCATCGGCCTAGCGCACTGGCTCTATTGGCCGGTGACCTTCAAACGCGCGAGCATCAAATTTCGGTTGATTGCGGCGGAAAAGTTCGGCTCGCCCACTGCTACCGGCTTTTTTCCGCTGGGCACTTCTAAGGAAGATCAAGACAAGCTCTTGGTGACGTTGAGCAAAATTCGCACCGAAGCAGGATTGGTTTTGCCCGATGGAATGCGCATCGAGCTGCTGGAGGCCCAGCGAGCGGGCAGCGATTACGAAGAACTGTGCCGCTACCTGGATCAGGCGATCAATCGCGTCATCCTCAGCCAGTTGGCCGCGACAGATTCGACCGCCAGCAAGCTGAACGTGTCCAGCGAGGAACCCGCCACCTGGCAACGGTTGATCAAAGCCGATGCCGATCTGATTTGCGAGTCGTTTAACCAAACCGTGGTGCGCTGGCTGTGCGACTGGAACTTCCCCGGCGCGGCTTATCCGCAAATCTGGCGCCGCACTGAACCCGGCAATGACTTGGCTCAGCGCAGCGAAATCGAGGAGCGCATCTATAAGGTGGGCTATCGCCCGACGCTGGCGCAAGTTCAAAACGAGTACGACGGCGAATGGGAGCCGGTTCCCGTAACCGCATTAATCGACAATCGGCCAGATAATGCCGCGCCCGTCGAGCAGATTGCGCCCGGCACGCAAGGCGATGGTACATCGCCCCAGCCGGTCGCTTTCGCCGATCCGCCCGAACCCGCCGATCCGATGGCGCCGATCATCGACCGGCTGGGCCAGGACGCCGCCCCGCTGATGGCTACGTTGCTGGAGCCGGTTCGCCAGTTGCTCGCCACCGCGCCCGATCTCGAAACCTTCCAAGCCGAGCTGCTGGATTTGTATCCCGACCTTAAAGCTAGCGACTTTGTCGCGCTAATGGCGCAAGCCCTAGCGGTGGCGGATGCGGCGGGGCGGTTCGAGGCCACCCCATGACCGCGTTGCCACCGCCTCCCATCCCGAACAAGCCCGAGTTATTTTGCCATTACTGCACTCAATTCAAGCCGCGTCATCGAATCGTCGAGGCAAAATGGATTCGGGCGGGCAAACAAGCCGTCTACCGATGTCAAACCTGCGCGGATCAGATGCGGGCACAGCGAGCGGCGAAATAAATGGCCGCTTACGGAACGCTCCCCTTTGCCGAGGCGCTGGCGTATCTGCGCGGCAAGATCAACCTGCCCACTCAGCGGTGGGATGACCTGCTGGGCGCCGCGCACGACCGTGCCTTTGTCGTCGCGGGCGCGATGCAGGCCGATCTGCTGACCGACTTGCACGCCGCCGTCGCCAAAGCCCGCGAACAAGGCACCACCCTGGCGGAATTCCGGCAGGACTTCGAGAAGATCGTGGAGGAACGCGGTTGGACGGGTTGGACCGGGGAAGATTCCAAGGGCGGGCGGGCGTGGCGCACTCGGATAATCTACGAAACCAACCTGCAAACCAGCTACCAAGCCGGACGCCATCAGCAGATGACCGCCATCGCGAACCGGCGTCCCTATTGGCGCTACCGGCACAACGATAGCGTTGTCCATCCGCGCCCACAGCATTTGGCCTGGGATGGCAAGGTGCTTCGCCACGATGATTCGTGGTGGTTAACCCACTACCCGAAGAATGGCTTTGGCTGCCAATGTTTTGTCGAAACGCTGTCAGAGCGCGATGTGCAGCGACTCGGCATTCAGCCGGAAACCGGCGATACCATGCCTTATAACGGCATGGTCGAGCACATCATTCCACATACCGGAGAAGTGATCGTTCTGCCGGACGGGATAGACCCAGGCTGGGACTACGCGCCGGGCGCCAACGCCACGACCCCGCTGGTGGATTTGCTCGCGTCGAAGAAAACAGTCTGGGCTGCCGACTTGAGTCGGTCGGTGCTGGCGTTCCTGAAGCCGGCGGTTTCCGCCGATCTGTTCGAGGCGCTGGCAACGGCGCTGGGAGTTTCTGGGGGATAAGTGCTTCCTAAAATACTTGCCATCCTCATTATTGCGCTGAACGCTATCGTTGTTCCGCAAAACGATGAGGTTTATTGGATGTTCCGTACCGACCTAGGGGTCCGGCTGCTGCGTGCGCTCATTTGGATCGCGCTCTTGGGATGGGGCGGATTTTGGGGATAGCCCATGGCCGGCGCATCTGACCTAATCCGCATCGATTACGACGACGCGGCGGTCCGGCAGTCACTCAAAAAGCTGCTGGACAAGCTGGGGAACCTGAAGCCGGTCTTTCAGGACATCGGCGAGTCGCTGCTGATTTCCCATCGGGAGCGCTTCGACCGGGCGATTTCACCTGATGGCATCCCGTGGGCGGAACTATCCCCGGACTACCAGAAGCGCAAGCGGCGCAATCGGGATAAGATATTGGTGCTGGACGGCTGGCTACGGCAATTGCATTACACTGCGAGCGACGCCGAGCTGGATCTGGGAACGGATCGCATCTATGGTGCCATCCACCAGTTCGGTGATTCGGCCCGCCATATCCCTGCCCGGCCGTTCCTGGGATTGGACGAAGCCGAGCGCGCAACCGTTCTCGATCTTCTCGAAGAATGGCTGGCCTCTTAAAAAAGCCGTTTTTAGGCGTTCGGATACCGACCCGCCCCCTTGGGTCTACCGCGCCCCTAGACCCCCGTTAGTCCCCCGTTAAAATTCGCTATTGGGGCCGTCGCGAAAGGAAGCCCTGCCCTGCCGTGCGGCATCGACTCGTATTGCTTCTGTTGGAGAACAGAGCTACCGGAATATTAGCCGTTCCTTATAAAGGGCGGCATGAAGACAACCCCCTCTCTCCTTCAGATTTTCAAGGTCGGCACTTGGACGGACAACGGCGGCGCGACCGCCTCGTTTTCCGCCGACGACCTGCAAGCGACCGCCGCCGCCTACGACCCCGCCAAGCACGAAGCGCCGCTGGTCGTCGGGCATCCGACGCTGGACGCTCCCGCTTACGGCTGGGTGCAAAGTCTGGCGGCCATCCAAGACGCGCTGGAAGCCACCCCCAAGCAAGTGGACGCCGCGTTCGCCGACATGGTCCGCGAAGGGCGCTTCAGCAAAATCTCGTCCAGTTTCTGGCGGCCCGATGCGCCGGGCAATCCGGTCCCTGGGGTGTACTACCTTCGCCATGTGGGGTTCCTTGGGGCTGCGGCGCCGGCCGTCAAGGGTTTGCGCACCCCGACCTTTGCGGCCAACGAAGCCGGCATCGTCGAGTTCTCGGCTGATTTCTCTGACGGGTCCAACCGCACCCAGCTCGATCTTTGGCGCGGCTTGCGCGAATGGCTGCTGACCCAGTTCGGCACGGATACCGCCGATCAGGTCGTACCGAACGCTGCGTTGGACAACCTGCAATTCGAGCTGGAGCAATCGGCCGTCGAACGCGCCGTCGAATCCGTCTCTCCTCCCCCCTCTCAGGACTCCTTATCTATGAGTGACCCCACCGATCTGGCTGCCCGCGAGGCGGCCCTCACTGCTCGCGAAACGGCTATCGCCGCGCAAGAGCAGCAATTGCAGGAACGAATCGCCACGCTGCGCCGCAGCGCCGTAACCGCGTTTGCCGAGGCGCAAGTCAAGGCGGGCAAGGTCTTGCCCCGTCAGCAAGCCGGCTTGATCGAACTGATGCTGGCCTTGCCGGAAGCGCCGCTGGAATTCGCCGAAGCGGGCCAGACGGTCAAGACCGAACCCCGTGCTTGGCTGGAGCAGTTTCTGGCGGCGCTGCCCGCGCAAGTGGATTTTGCCGAGCGCAGCAAAGGCGCCACCCCATCGGTGACCGCTACGCCAGGACCCGTTTCGCGCCAGCAGTTCGAGACGTTCGCCCCCAAAGCCCGCGTTGATTTCCTGAACGCGGGCGGCACGGTCACTGATTAATAAGGATGCGCTGACATGGCGAATACGCTCACCAATCTTATCCCCGACATCTACCGCGCCCTGGACGTGGTATCGCGCGAACTGGTCGGGTTCATCCCATCGGTGGCGCGCGATTCGACGGCGGATCGCGTCGCGGCTAACCAGACGCTGGATATTCCGATCAGCCCGGTTAATGCGGCCGGCGGCAACATCAGCCCCGCGATGGCGCTGCCTTCCGCGTCGGATCAGACCATCGCCAACGCAACGCTGACGATCAGCAAGCAGCGCTTTTTCCCGTTCTCCTGGACGGGCGAGGAACAAAAGGCGGTCGATTACGGCCCCGGCTTTTTGACGCTCAAGCAGTATCAAATCGCTCAGGCGATCCGCGCGGCGGTCAACGAAATGGAAGCCGATATTGCGGTAGCCGCTTATAAAGGTGCTTCGCGGGCGTATGGCACGGCGGGCACCGCGCCGTTCGGGACGGCTGGCGATTATTCCGACGCCGCGCAAACCCGCAAGATCCTGGCGGATAACGGAGCGCCGCTCTCTGATCTATCGCTCATCATGAATACGGTTGCGGGCGCGAATATTCGCGGCAAGCAAGCGCAGAACTACATGGTCGGCGATACCTCGGTCCAGCGCCAGGGAGTGCTGCTGGACATCAACGGCTTTTCGCTGCGTGAGTCGGCGCAAGTTCAGGCCGTCACCAAAGGCACCGGCGCTAGCTATCTGGTGAATAACGCGGGCGGCTATTCGGTCGGCGCCACCACGATTGCCGCCGACACCGGAACCGGCACCATTCTGGCGGGCGATATCATCACGTTTGCGGGCGACACCAATAAGTATGTCGTCGCCTCTGCCCTGTCGGGCGGTTCGTTGACGATTGCGGCGCCGGGATTGCGACAATCGCTGGCTGACAATACGGCAATCACTGTCGGCAACAGCTACGCCGCCAACATCGGCTTTTCGCGCAACTCGATTTTGCTGGCCACCCGCTTGCCCGCTATCCCCGCCGAGGGCGATCTGGCCAGCGACCGGCTGACCGTCGCCGATCCGAATTCCGGGATTATGCTGGAGTTCGCGACTTATCCGGGCTATCGAATGAACGTGTATCACGTCTCGGTTTGCTGGGGCGTGTCGGTCATCAAACCCGAACATGTCGCCATCCTGTTGGGTTAAGCCATGGCCTACGCCACCCAAGCCGATCTGGAAGACGCCTTCGCGGCCGACGAAATCCGGCAACTTGCGGATCGTGACCGGGACGGCGTAGCGGACAGCAACGTGATTGCCGCCGTCCTGGCCCGCGCCGATTCGATGATCGATAGCTACCTGGGCGGTCGTTATGCGCTGCCCATCACGCCGATTCCGACCGTACTGATGGCAACCGCTTGCGATCTGGCCCGGTACTGGCTCTATGACGACGGCGCACCGGAGCGCGTTCGGGATTCGTATGAGGATGCGGTGGGCTTTCTGAAGGACGTATCGGCCGGGCGGGTGTTGCTGCAACTGCCGGCCGCTGCTGCTGATGCCTCAGCCGGATCGCCCGCCTATTCCGCGCCCGATCCTGTGTTCTCGGCCGACACCTTGGCGTCGTACTGATGACCGCGCTCGCGGAAAACTGGTTTGCGGCCGGAGCCGCGATTCTGGAGCGCCTTCAGGGGCAGTGCCCAGCCTTCCAGCGCATCGCCTACGCCCCAAGCCTGGACGTACTCACCAAGCTGCTGGGCGCTGTGTGCCCGGCGGCCTATGTCATCCCAGGTGCTCTATCCGGCGGCACGCCGCCCAGACAGACCTGGTATGTCGCCATCCATGCCCGCAACGTCGAAATGGCCGCCGAAGGATTGGGGCTGTTGAACGAAGCCGGTGCGCTGGTCAGCTCGGTGATGGCGGCGCTGGCGCATTTCGTGCCGGGCCCGGAGTTCGGCGCGCTGCTCATGCCGAACGAAGATCATCGCTATCCCGATGTGGGCCAGGGGCTCTACATCCTGACCTACGCCACCCAGATTGAACCCGAATTCTGGCCTTATTATTGAGGTACTTTTATGCCTACGGCTTCTTCAACCGCGCAACGGCTCATTCCGAGCGGCAAAATCTTTTTTGACGCCTTCAATGCGGCGGGCGCCAAAACTGGCGAACGTTACCTCGGGCTCACGCCGGGGTTTACCGTCACCATCGCTAGCGACAAGATCAACTCCTACAGCGCCGAATCCGGCACGCGGCAATTAGATGATCAAACCCTGGTGACGATCACGCGCACCGGCAAGCTGACGGTTCGCCAGCTCAGCATGGAAAACCTAGCCCTGTTCCTCGCCGGGTCAGTGGCGACCCCCGCGCAAGCCAGTGGCGCCGTCAGTAACGAGGCGGTGTCCGTGTTGGCGGATCGTTACTACCAGTTGGGCGCATCGACCGCTAACCCCTCTGGCGTGCGATCCGTCTCAAGCGTGACGGTTGCGACTGGCGCTGTGGCGACCTGGGCCGCGACGACCGCCTACGCCTTGGGCGCGCAAGTCAAGCCGGCGACCTCGCCCCTGTATATCTACCAGGCCACCACGGCGGGCACCTCGGGCGGATCGGCGCCTACCTGGCCGACCACGATTGGCGCGACGGTCACCGATGGTACTGTCACCTGGACCTGCATCGGCATCATCACCCCAGTGCTGGATACCGACTATACCGTCGACGCGACTCTCGCGCGGGTTTATGTCCTACCGACCGCGAGGGTGAGCGGCACTTATCCTGTGCCGTGGCTGTTTGGCTACACCAAATCCGCCGTGTCTCGCGAGCAACTGCAAACCGCCGGAACAGCCGATATCTACGGCGCCCTACGCTTCGTCGCGTTCAACATGAAAGGCACCAATCGAGACCTATACGCCAGCAATGTGCTGCTCGCGCCGTCCGGCGATATCGTCTTCAAGGCCGATGATCCGGCTTATGCGGAGCTGTCGTTCGATCTGACGTTTAACGTGGGCGCCAATTCAGAGCCGGCGCTCATCATCGACGGTCGGGCTTACTAGGAGGCGACATGACGCTGCTAGTTCCTAATCAAGGCGAGCAAATTGTTTTAGAGGCGACTGTCGGTAAGACCGCTGGTCAGAATCTAGCATTAGTATTGTATTCGTCGAATACAACCCCGGCGGA